ATGCCCTCAATAGGCAGATCGCGGATGAGTGGCACAAGTGGTGCCAGCGCGGCACCTGCACGGTGGATGGCAAAAAGAGCTTCGATGAGTTGGAGCGCCTGGCGATCCGCACCGCGGCGATGGATGGCGAATTCGTCTTGATCCAAAAGGCGGTTGATAACCCCTGGGGGTTTGCTCTCCAGCACATCGATGTGGATCAGATGGATCACACGTTTTTCATGGAGACAACCCCGCGCGGCACCGAAATCCGCATGGGCGTGGAAATCGATCAATACATGCGCCCGGTGGCGTACCACCTATGGAATCGCCACCCCAACGAGTGGAGCGCCAGGCCCAAAGATCGCGTGAGGGTGCCCGCGGCGGATGTGATCCATGCTTACCGCGAGGATGCCGCTCTCCAAACCCGCGGCGTGCCCTGGATGGCTCCGGCCATGTTCCAAATGAATATGCTCCGCGGATACATGGAGGCAGAAGTTACCGCGGCGCGCGTGGGCGCGTGTCAGATGGGCATCATCACGCCCAAAGACAGCGCGGGCGAGTACACCGGCGAGGGCCGCAATGAGGATGGATCGATCAACATGGAGGCCACGCCCGGCGGTTTCCTCCAGCTTGGCGCGGGCCAGGGTTTCGAGCAATTCAAGCCGGAGCACCCCAGCACCGCCTTTGACAACTTTGTAAAGACGGTAAAGCGCGGGATCGCGGCCAGCCTGGGCGTTTCGTACACCTCTCTGGCGGAAGATTTGGAGGGCGTGAATTTCTCATCGATCCGCTCCGGCTTGCTCAATGAGCGCGATATGTGGCGCGTGCGCCAAAAGTGGATGATCGAGTCTTTCCATAAGCGCGTGTTTGCGGCCTGGCTGGAGCACGCGGTGCTCGCGGGCCGGATCAATGTGGGCATCCGCGATGTGGAAGCGGTGGCCGCACAATGCAAGTGGCACCCGCGCGGGTGGGCCTGGGTCGATCCTCTGAAAGATATGCAAGCCAGCGCCCTGGGCGTGCAAAACGGATTCACCACGCGCGCCCGCATCCTGGGTGAGCAAGGCTACGATCTGGAGGATACGCTCGCAGAGTTGGCCGCGGAGGAAAAGCTCATCGAGAAATACGGCCTCAAGCTGGGCACCGATGCCAAGGGAGTGGCCGATGCGCCGGAGGATGCCGCGGAGGGCGATGCCCAGAAAAGCAAAGGCGGCGGCTCCGTTTGAGTTGCTTCCCCTGATCCACCGTGAAAGGCCGCCGAAATTGGCGGCCTTTTTCGTTTCGGGCGCATAACCAAGATATGAGCAACCCCAACAGTATCCCGGCCTCTTTGCCCGTGCAGTTTCGCGCGGCCACGGTGGAAAGTGTGGATAAAGAATCGCGCACGATCACGTTTGCGCTCACCTCAGAGCATCCGGTTGAACGGTGGTGGGGTGGGGAAATCCTCGATCACAAGCCCGCCTCAATCCGCCAGGATCGGTTAAAGCGCGGCATCCCCATGCTCTTTGGCCATGATGCCAATCAGCACATCGGGCGCATCGAGTCCTACGGCATCAAGGATGGCAAACTCACCGTCACGGCGCGCTTTGGTAACTCCGCTCTGGCGGAGGAAAAATTCCGCGATGTGCAGGATGGCATCCTCGTGGATGCTTCCGGCGGTTACATCGTGCACGGTTACATCCTTGAATCGAAGGATGGCAAGACGGGCGCGGAAACCTACCGCGTTACCGATTGGGAGCCGGTGGAGGGATCGCTCGTTCCCATCCCCGCCGATCCCACCGTGGGCGTGGGCCGCGAGCTTCCCAAGGGCACGCCCGTTTATCCCGCCCGCTGCCTGAGCGCCCAGCGCGATGCCTCGTGTGAGTGCGATTGCGCGGAGTGCGAGACGGGCAATTGCCCAGATTGCAGCAATGAGGATTGTGATGATCCTGAGTGCCGGTGCGCGGATCGCGCGCTGGAAACATCAACCACCAACCCGGCCCAGGCCGAAGAAATGGAGCATAGAAGTATGAGCGTAACCGCTGCCTCCGCCGGTGCTCCGGCGGTTGATGTGAACAACAATAACGCCATCACCGCGGAGCGCACGCGCGTGAGCGAAATCCACGCTCTGGCCGCGCGCTACCCCAAGCAGATCAGCCGGGATCAGGCTGAAAAATTCGTCAACGAGGGCACCGGCGCGGATGAGGTACGCCGCCACGTGCTCGATGCCCAGATTTCCGATGCCAAGGAAAACGAGGTACGCAACCTCAACCTGGCCGGGATGAGCGACAAGGAAAAGCAGGATTACTCACTCATTCGCGCTCTGAGCACCGCGGCCAATGGCGGCAACTGCTTTGAGTTGGAAGTGAGCCAAACCCTGAGCCGCAAGCTGGGCCGGGATGCGCGCAAGGATGGCTTTTTCGTGCCAATGGATGTGCGCATGCGGCTCTCCGACAATGAGCGGGCGCTCAATGCTCGCCTGGGAATGAGCACCCGCGCGGGCCTCGATTCCAACACCGCCGCCGCGGGCGGCAACACCATTTTCACGGATTACGTTTCCCTCATCGAGTTGCTCCGCAACAAGATGAAAGTGCGCGATCTGGGCGCAACGGTGCTCTCCGGCTTGTCGGACACCATCGCGTTTCCCAAGCAAGCAACCGCGGGCACCGCTGTCTGGGTGGCCGATAACCCCGGCTCCGATGTTGCGGATTCCGCGCTCTCGTTTGGCCAGATCACGATGGCTCCCAAACTCCTGCAATCGTCCACGAGCTTTTCGCGCAAGCTGCTCTTGCAATCGAGCGTGGATGTTGAGGCGCTTGTGCGCAACGATCTGATGAGCATCGTGGCCCGCGCCATCGATCTGGCCGCGATCAACGGCTCCGGCGTGTCCAATCAGCCCAAGGGCATCCTCAATCAAACAGGCATCGGCTCGGTGGCCACCGGCGGCACCGCGCTCAAGTTTGATTCGTTCGTGCAACAGGAAACCCAGGTGGCCACGGCCAATGCCGATATCGGCACGATGGCCTATCTCACCGATCCGGCCATGCGCGGCAAGCTCAAGCTCGTGGCCAAGCTGGCCAATACCATTGCCATGCCGATCTGGGATAACGGCGAGATAAACGGATACCGCGCCGAAGTCTCCAATCAGGTGCCCACGTTTGGCACCTCTCCGGTACTTCATGCCTGCATCTTTGGCGTGTGGGATCAGTTGCTCATCGGTGAGTGGGGTGCTCTGGAGGTGATCGTTGATCCGTATCGCCTCAAGAAACAGGGCATGATCGAAGTCACCACGTTTGACACGTGCGATGTGAACGTGCGCCACCCGGAGAGCTTCTCCGCCTTTGTGGACGCTAACCCGCTCGTTTAATCCGCTCAACCCACCACAACAAACCCAACCCCTCGCACCGTGAGCCAAACTAGGCCGCGGTGCGAGGCTCAACCTCAGAAAGAGGGTTTCAGCGTGCCCGTTGAATTCATCAAGATCACGCCTGGGAACACTCGCAGAGTGCGCATCACCGATGACACCCGCTTCGCTGGCCGCCACATTCCGGCGGGCCAGGTGATCGAGGTGCCGGAGGAAGAGGCCCACTTGCTCGTGATCGCCCGCAAGGCGGAATTTGTGGAGGTGACGAAGAAATGATCACCGTCACCGTTGTCAATGATTGTTTGATCGAGGGCAAGCGCGTGGAGGCCGGTGCATCTTTCCAGATCACACCGGAGCAAGAGGCGGAATATCGCGCCGCCGGATCAAACCTGATCGTTACAGAGGATGAGCCGGAGGCCACCCAGGCCAACCCCGCCCAGGAATGAGTTACCCCGCAACCACCATACAATGCGCGGATCGCATGATCCGCCTCAACCCTCGTGAGGTGTTGTGTGTCCAAAAGCGTCAACAAAGTGATCTTGCTGGGCAATGTGGGCAAAGCGCCGGAAGCGCGGCGGGTGAGCGGCGATCTGCTCAAAGTCTCCCTGAGCCTGGCAACGAATGACCGCCGCAAAGTAAATGGCGAGTGGCAAGAGTTTGCAGAGTGGCACAATCTGGTTTTCTTCGGGCGCACCGCGGAGATTGCCCGCGATTATCTCCGCAAAGGCTCAAAGGTGTATGTGGAGGGCAAGCTCCACACGTACAGTTATACCGATGATCAAAACACCACGCGCTGGCGCACGGATGTGATCGTCAACGAGTTAACCCTCTTGGATAGTGGCCAGGCCCGCACGGGCGGATCGAGCGCGCCCGCGCCGGAGGCCGCGCCCGCCGAAATTTCCGATGAGGATATCCCATTCTGAGGTGCGGCAATGTTTCGGCCTAACGATCTAACCGCTTTTTTCGGTGCCTTTGGCGTGACGGTGCAAGTTGGCACCGCCACGGCCAAGGGCATCTTTGATAAGCCCTCACAAACGCGCCTGGCTGATCACGGCTTTGGCGGTATTGATGCCGATCTGCCCTCGCTCCGCCTCCCCAGCAATGCGTTTGCTCTCATGCCCTCCGTGATGGATACCTTGATCGTGGATGGGCGCACCTACACGGTGGCGGATCGCCACACCGATGGAGACGGCGCGATCTTTACTTACTCCCTGAAAGGCCCAATCGCATGAGCGCATCGATTCAATCCCAGGTGATGGATGCGGTGGTGGCCCGGCTTACCGCCGCCGGTGCCCAGATGACTCCGCCGGTGATGGCCTGGCGCACGCGCATGGAGCCTTTCGATCCCAACAAGCCCGGCGATCTACCA